ATGAGCCTGCCCTCTGGGCTGATCTTCTATTTGGATTACACGTATGGAACCGCAGTCGGTGCAGATCGCGCTGGTACGACGCTGAGTGCTACATATATGAGTGGTACATCCATTTATAATGCACCTGTTGGTAAGGGTGTACGTTCAGGTTCTCTTGGCATTGGTGGCCAGTATAATCTGGCTGGATCCGGTTATTCCAAGGTTCATGTTAGTACTGCGAACATGAATTTTAGTAACCTGGTTGCATCCGGCGCCTACGGCGGAACATCCACGTTTGTATCTCAGGTTGCCGGCGAGTTTTTGCACGCAACAGGATCTGATGGAAAACTGATCCAGTTTGATCCCCAGCTGACAAACCTTATTGAAGATCCTTCGGGTGCTAGTTCAAATGGTGTTAATTCCATCTCAACGTACATTGCAGTGATGGTACAGTTGAGCTGTTTGACAGGTTCAGGGAATGCTACACAACAGTTTGACCTTACACAGGCTAAGGAGATTGGAGCATTCCAAGTGACAGGACAATCCACAGCCGGGACCGGTCTCAAGTGGGTGGCTTCAACCAGTGAGGACGGTCCAGGTAGTACAAGAGCAGTTGGTCCGCCCGTCCAGACATCCAAACGACTAGTTAATGTTCGACGATTGAACCAGGTCGGTAGATGGAACGGATCAACATTCTCCCCCGAGCCGCTGATTGCTCGCAGCGACACAGAAGGTGTGCTCTTGATGATCTGTTCAGGGAGTGGTGATGAGCTTCCTGCCACAACGCAAGATTGGGAAAACATTCAGATTTCTGGTATCATTTCGCCTGAGCTTAGTGTTGGTACTGATGGTGACACTCTCACAATTCCGTCTTTCGAGTCGAATTTTGGTACGACACCTTCCCCGGTTATCCCGGAGATCGATATCAAGATTGAGTCGGTTGCTGTTACTGCGGTCACCCGTAAGTTGCGTGCACGTTGGTCGCCAGAGTTAGCACAGGATCTCAATGCTTACCACAGTCTTGATGCTGAGGTTGAGTTGACACAGATTCTGTCCGAGCAGATTGCGCTTGAGATTGATCGTGAGATTCTCAATGATCTCTTGACTCAGGCCAAGACTTCCCGATACTGGTCACGAGCACCTGGTAAGTTTGTCAATAGAGAGACTGGGACGGAGATAACCCGGAGTGATACTCTTGCTCCGGGTCCGGCATTTACAGGCACAGTTCGAGAGTGGTATGAGACGCTCACAGAGACCATCATTGATGTCGCTAATGAGATCCATCGTCTTACTCTTCGGGGTTCGGCTAACTTCATTGTGGTATCTCCTGATGTGGCAACGATGCTTGAGGCTTCGGTACTCTATCGACCGAATTACACCATTGATGGTGATGGTCAGGTTGGATCACCGTTCTCAATCGGTTGTGATAAGGTCGGTACTTTGAGTAATCGTTTCACGGTATACAAGGATCCCTACTTCCCACGCAACAAGGTTCTTGTTGGGTACAAGGGTGGTAGCTACCTTGAGACCGGTTATGTTTACGCTCCGTACGTACCTCTCATTGTTACTCCGACAATCTTTGCTCCGGAGGATTTCACTCCTCGTAAGGGTGTCATGACCCGATACGGTAAGAAGATGGTTCGGTCTGACTTCTACGGTACTGTTACTGTTCTAGATCTGAATGTCATCTAAATCTTTTAGGTTTAGTAGTTAGGTTTAGTTTTTGCGGGGTGCCATTTTTGGCACCCCGCATTTTTTTGTCATGAGTTCCATATTTATCTTCATGAAATCGCAATCAAACAAGAAGCAAAGTAAGAACATTGAAAGATTACGAACGCTATGTGGTCAATTAACTACCAGAGATGATCAACTTAAAAGAGATCTTAAGATGTTTGAAGGTTTTTTTTCCAACTTTCCAATTCCTGTAACTATGTGGTCTCTTGGAAATGATAACGCTGTGCTTTCCAAGCGAGGCAGTGCATTCGCGTGTGATGAGCCAAAAAGTTTGGGAGAAATGTTTAAATGTCCCACTCTTTGCGATGAAGCAGTTAAAAAACATCAATTAGCACTTTCGGGAAAGATGGTAACATATTTTATGGAACATGAAAATAAGCTTTTTTGGTGTAAACTAGTTCCTAGAAAAGATGATGATGGGAATTCATTGGGGGTTTTAGGGATGGCATGGGACGTCACTTCCAATTCGGTCATGCTTCGGTGTTTGGAAACAATCCTTGAGCTTTTGGATTCTGATGCCGATCCACAAGATATCAGAAACGAAGCTATCAGTGGATTGAACGCCAGTAGATTGAAAAAAATGCTTGATGAGGAGAACCTTACTGATGCCTGATGAGAATCAAAACGGTTGGAATGAGTATTCCAGGTTAGTTCTACAGGAACTGGAACGCTTATCTGAAGGCATTTCAGGTCTTAAGGATGAGATTCAACACCTCAAACAGGAATTCGCCAAGATGCAAGTCAGGGAAGATAAGGTCGATGAGCTCAAGGCATGGAAGGAAAAGGTTGATGACATCTGTTCACCCACTCAATTAAAAGAACTCACGGTCGAAGTGGAGAACTTGAGAACGTTCAAGACGAAGGCTATTACTATATTCACCGTTATTCAGTTTGCAATGGGCTTTTTTGTCTGGTATTTAAACGTTTTTAAGTAAACCTCGGACGCATAACCTATTTATCGACAGGTCCGATTCGTGTAATCACCCGATCTCGCCGGGGAATCGTGAGCATGCGAACAAGGGAGAAAGATTATGCCAAAAGTATCTTATTTATAACAATCTATAAACAACCGCACACTTTTCTATAACATTTTAGCATTCGTGATTTTGCGACGATATTTATTGATGGACCAGTAGAGGGAGATCTTTAGTGGCAACATTCGCAAATACTGACAACCCAACTCCTTTTGGGTTTTTTAATGATGATGCTGCCTTTGTGGCAGAGGCAGACTCAATGGTGACCTTTGTCAAGCGCAAGCTGGGCGATGACATACTAAGCGTAGAATTAACCAAAAAACAGATTTGGGCATGTTTTGAAGAGTCATTGATGGAATACGGTGCAATCGTAAATCAATATCAGGCTCAATCTCAATTGATGAACCTAATGGGGTTTCCCACCGGTAGCTCGGTATCGGGTTCATATAACATTGGACCGCATGGTTATGAGCAGATGTTTCCACGTGAGAGTAATGAATTTATATTACGTCAAGCTGAACCTCAAGCGATGGATGCAGGAATCGGGGGCTCATTCAACACGATGTCTGGATCCATTTCACTTCAGAAAAACAAGCAGGATTACGATATATACGAAGAGTTAGTGGATACTGATGGTAATACGTTGTTCGGAAATTCACTCAATACACCCCAGACAAAACTTAAGATTATGGACGTGTATCATTTTTCGTCCCAAGCAGCTTATCGTTTTTTTGATACTACATCTGCCATCAATTATTTGAATAATGAGTTTTCATTTGAGTCATTCACGCCGGAGACTGTCTTTTACATCTTACCGGTATTTGAGGATATTCTTCGAGCTGGACAACTTGATCTTTCTAATCGTGTTAGGCGTTCCAATTATTCTTATCGTGTAACGGGAACAAAGATACGCATTTTTCCAATGCCAACTCAAGATAATCCTTTGAAATTGTGGATTAGGGTGGCATTTAATCCAAACCCATTCAAACCCTCATATACTGATGCTACCGTTTACGGTGTGTCTAACTTATCTAATATCCCATATGGCAATATTCAATTTGATAGAATCAACAGTATAGGAAGACAGTGGGTTCGTCAATATACATTGGGAGGCAGTAAAGAGTTATTGGGATACGTTAGGTCCAAATTTGAGAGCATTCCGATTGCAGATACCACATTGAGTATGAATGGCGGTGATCTAGTATCGCAGGGTCGAGAGGAAAAAACAAATCTACGTACTGAGCTTAAGGAGATGTTAGATAGCATGACATATGATAAAATGATTGAATCAGAAGCAGGACAAGTAGAAAATTTACAGAGGGTTTTAAAATCTATACCCATTCCCAACGGCAAGGCCATTATTATGGGTTAGGAGATAAGAGTTGGCCAGGTTATTCATTACACCACGTGAGATTGATTACATTGCTGATATCAATAAGGAAATCGTAAAAGACGTAATAGGGCAGAAGGTCTATTATTATCATGTCCGTGAGGATCTTTCGATTGTCCATGACGTGTATGAGGAATCTGTTAATAAGGTTTTCGATCCTCCTATAGAAATAGGCGCTCGTGTTACATGGAGTCCATCAGAAGTTCGAACTAATAATTTTGGGCAGGAAAACTATTATGGGATTGAAGTATATTTACAATCACGTGATCTTTTGGACAAGAAGATTGATGCAAATGCTGGCGATTTTTTTAGTTATGGAGATACTTTTTTTGAAATAACGTCTGTTCTAGAACAGGGAACCGTATATGGTCAAATAGAGCACATAACGGGAATAAAGTTGACCGGCAAACAGGCTCGTATGGGACAAATTTATAAAAAACCAATTGGTCCTACAGATGAGAGTTATTCAGACGAAGATGCAATACAAACGACGTTTGTCCAACAACGCGGTTTCCCGGAGAATAGCGAGGGTCTCACGGGGGATAAACGATCATTGCAAGAGAAAGGGGTTGTAACAAAACCCATATCAGGACCTGCGGAAGTTTCACCTAAAGGTGGTACTGGTAAGAAAGATGAAATAGAAATGATAGATTCCGCTTTTTATTCGGATTCCTAGGAGATTAAGGGATGTCAACACGTTTTAGTAAAACGAAAACTGTACCCAATTCAATCGATATGGGTTATGAAGGAACTAATGTTCCTGAGGATTTTTCTATTCCGTCTTGTACAATTGAGGATGTTGATAGGGCTCTTTTTGATCTCTTTAATGAGGATATCCCTTTCTTTTATCAACGAGAGGGAGAATCTAGAAGAGTTCCAGTTATTTTTGCAACCGGTGAAAGATTTGCAATCTTGCGTCGTAACCGACCCTTACGAGATAAAAGCGGTGTATTGATCCTTCCTCTGATTTCTATGATGAGAACTTCGATTAACCAAGATGTTCCACAAGGTACTGGACCGGGCCAACAGGTTCCTCTCATAATAAAAAAGAGACTGGATAAGTCCGACCCTCTTTACCAGCGTCTGATTAATAAGTCTAATCTTCAACACCAGGATGGTGTAGCTTCCTACAATCATTTTTCTAAAATTGTTAGTGGTTCATCAGTTGCTCGCGTTAAATCAGGGATGGTAGCTAGTCGACGTCTTGCCGCACCCCCAATACTGGCAGTTCAGCAGGGCAAATTATTGACATCTCAACTAAGTACTAAAAACATATACGAAATAATCACCATTCCTCCGATCAAATATTTTGCTGCCAGTTATCAAGTTACATTTTGGTCAAATTATACACAACATATGAATGAATTATTGGCAGCCCTGATGAGTGCATATCAAAATATGGATCGCCATACATTTAGAATAGAAACTAAAAAAGGGTATTGGTTTGTTGCTTATGTCAAGGCTGATATCAGTTCTGATAGTAATTTTCAAGATTTCACGGATAGCGAAAGAATTGTAAGGTATTCATTTAATATTGAGGTTCCAGCTTATCTAGTTAACCCTTCTTTTCCTGGTGCACCAAATGCATTGAGATCTTATACGTCTGCTGTTGACATTAGCTTTAATGTGATTGATGTAAAAGGTGAGATGGTAAATGTGAACGTGGCTGGACCCCCAAGTAATAATCCGGATAAATATGTTTTACAGGGAATTACGGCTGAAGATGGCGATCTTCCAGGTACGGAATTATTAGGGGGTGATGCATTGGCTGCCGTGGCAGCCAGTAATAGTGTTAATGTCGGGGGGGCTCAAGCTGGCAGAAATTTTGTGAAATCGTTCTTTTTAGGTACTGATCCCTTTACAGGTAAGAGATACGCTGTTCCTCCAGTGGTTATCACTTCTACCGTGCAGGGAGAAACGACTTATAAGGACTTGAGTACAGGTAAGATTGAGTCACAATTTGATGGTTTAATTGAGATTGATGTGTGATTGGTAAGAAATCCAAAATAGAAATGGGTATTTTTGCTAATTGGAATGATATTTATTTTCCGAGTAGGTGCGGTTAAGGAGAGCTACATGGCCGAGCAGACATTTCGTTCCCCAGGTTTTTTTGATAGAGAGATTGATCTTTCGGAACAGCAACAGGCCCCAGTCGGGGTACCCGGTGGCGTAATTGGGACGTCCATAAGGGGTCCAGCTTTTGTTCCGGTGGTCGTAGGTAGTTTTGCAGATTTTCAAAAGAGATTTGGTACTCTAGATCCGGATCGTTTTGGTCCGTATGCAGTGGATCTTTTTCTTAAGAACAGGACTGCTTTGACGTATATGAGGGTTTTGGGTGCAGGTGCAAATAACACAGCGGCACAAATTAATACCACCGATACGCAGGGCACCGTGGTCAACGCTGGCTTCACACTTACCGGAAGTGTAGGTGTAACACCCTCACAACGTCCCGGTTGTGCAAATGGTGTTGTTCAGTTTATCTGTGCACGTCAATATGTTTCTTCCGGTTTGGAAACAGTTGGGTTTCCAGTATTTAGCGATAACGATAGTTTCCCGAGTAGCGTTAGCGGTGATGATAGCGCTAACTTGCTTCGTGCGGTTCTCTTTACATCCACCGGAAGTATATTTCAGGTCAGAAATTGGAATACAGAATGGGCCCTAATTCCCGCCGGTGGTGGTTCGGATGGTTGTAATATAACTGATACAATACTAGCGGCTGCAGAAAGGATGCCAAACAAGGTCTTTAAGCTGTATCTCTCCAATTCTGCGATGGGTGGGGAGTGGACGATGCCGGACTCAGGTGGCACGCGTGGGGTGAAGGTGATTACAGCATCTTTAGATCCCACCAGCCAGTATTACCTAGATAAGGTTCTCAATACTGATCCCCAGAAGTTTCGTGCTGAAAAACACTTACTCTATGCACACTTTCCTGTGGATGAGGTTGTGGCTAGCGTACCCACCGCCGGCGATACCGTCGACGGTGATAATGCTGTGATCATGACTTCCGGTACGATGTATACGTCTCCCAATTCTGGTGATACTACTCTTACTTATGTTGATGCATTCGGCAGGTATGATACGCGATATACCACACCTCGGACAACATGGTTCATCTCCCAGCCCATGGGAAACATTGAACATGATCTATTTTATTTCGAAACCATCTCCGACGGTGCAGTGACAAATGCTTCCTACAAGGTATCGATAGCTAACATCTTGGCATCCGTGGATGATCAATACGGATACGGTAGTTTTGAAGTCCAGGTAAGGAAATTTAAGGATACAGATGCTAATCGTCAAATCATCGAACGATATCCCAATTGCAATCTAGATCCCAACAGTGATAGGTTCATCGGTAGGGTGATCGGGGATATGAAGGCTAAGTTTAATTTTGACGCTGAAGATCTCGAAGAACGTCGGGTTGTTGTGACCGGTCGTCATCCTAATCAATCGAGTCATATTCGTGTCCAGTTTTCCGATGCAATGTATTCCAAAGACCTCCCCGCTAGTGCCCTACCGTTTGGGTTCAGGGGAATTCCTACTCTCAAGACTTCAACCACGCTAACTGATGAACAGCTTCAGACTATCACCATCAATGGTCAGGAGATAGCATGCGCGGGATTTCTTGAGGATGTGGTTGGGAGAGGCAACATCCGTATGGGTACTGCGTTGGTAGGTACCGACACCGCGCATGCGAAGACTGACATCACGTCTTCCATTGTTCCCCCCATGCCCTATCGATTCAAGCTCACCAATGGTATGGTTGCTAGTGCAGGAACCTGGGTGGGTCAGATCGGCGATGATGAGCGCATCGACAGCAGGTATTACTGGGGTGTGATGAATACTAGCGTTTCCCCAACTGGTACCTTCGGCGCTGGACAAAACGAGATATTGCGACCAAATGAGGGTACGGCGATTAATGGGATTGTGGAGGCATACACTAAGTTTATGGGAATATCTAAGCTTGATGTATTAGTTACCGGTTCCGGAAAAGACGCTTTCAATAATAACAAGTTTACGCTAGCCAAGGTGGCACTTCCCAATACGTTGGGTGCCGCTGGTCACATTTCAGAATTGACGGGTACTGTTAGACAACACATGAAGGGAGCTGCATATTTCCGAAACGGTCGACCGAATTCAACCACTGGGTTGATGCCGGACGCAGGGTTCACTAATGTAAGTGCTACATACCCAGGAAGAATAACGTTTGCAACTCTGGTGGGATCTTCCTCCATCCAGTTTAATCGCTTTACGCAGTTTACAAAATACACCAATGTCTTTTATGGGGGTTTTGATGGGTTGAATATATTGGATAACGATCAGTATCTGATGAATGATCGCGCAACTTCCATTCGAGCAGGGGGAGGATACGCGGCTACCGATGCCACTAATTTTGATCTGAGTACCCAAACTAACGGTACTGGTAATCCAGCAGGTACGTTATTAAACAACAGCCTGATCCGGGCTTATCGACAGGCTGTCAAGATTATGACTGACGTGGATATGACAAATATCAACATTTTGGCTATTCCGGGCATTCGCGATCCCTTGGTGGTGGATTATGCCGGTGATCGATGCCGGGATAACGGTCAGATTTTTCACGTTATGGATTTAGAGCCGTACGATGAGAACCAAGCTCGGTTATATAGGGGACGTTCAAATCCTGATCGACCGGATGTTGGAGTTACCAGTCGCCGGTTGGAGAGTAGAAATCTAGACAACAATTATTCAGCAACATATTTTCCTGATGTCTATATAGAAGATGAAGTCAATCGAAAACATGTCAACGTGCCTGTATCTGTAGTAGTAATGAGTGCCCTGGGATTTAATGACAAAAATGCCAGACCATGGTTTGCGCCGGCTGGTTTTAACCGGGGTTCTCTTAATATGGTGAAGAATGTGAGTGTTAGGTTGTCCACGGCTGATCGTGATACACTGTATGATGCTAGGATCAATCCCATTGCCATTTTCCCGAATGGAGGAGCTAAATCTACCTTCGTGATATTCGGTCAGAAAAATCTTCAATTGGCAAAGTCTGCGTTGGATCGAATTAATGTTCGCAGGATGTTGTTGGAGGTCAAGAGATTGATTGTTACTGTTGCAAGAAATCTTATATTTGAGCAAAATACTCCAGCTCTTAGGGGTCGGTTTATATCCGCCGCGGCTCCCCTATTGTCTCTTGTGCAGGCACAACAGGGAATTGAGAATTTTAGGATCATAATGGATGATTCCAATAATACATTTGATGATATCCAAAATTATCGTTTGAATGGTAGGATTATAGTGGTTCCGACAAGAGCAGTAGAATTTATTGCGATCGACTTTATTGTTGATCCGTTAGGCGTAACGTTTACGTAGAGAATACATATAGATAGCACAGTAGGAGCTAGAGAATGGGTGAACAGATTTTTAGAACTCCAGGCGTATTGGCCAATGAGATTGATCAAACGGGACCAAAGCCGTCAACCCCGAGTGGCACGCCGGCTGCAGTCGTAGGAATTAGTAAGAAAGGACCTGCATTTATCCCCATTACACTACCCAATTTTAGTGAATTCATTTCTCAGTTTGGCGATGTGAGTGCAGAAAAATTTGGTGCACTTGCAATGAAACAGTGGTTTCAGAACGGTCAAAATGCTGGTACGTTTATGCGTCTTCTTGGAATTGGGGACGGAAAGACTAGGACTACAACTGGGGATAACCAGGGTCGTGTCACCCGTGCAGGTTTTGTGGTAGGTAACAGGCTTGTTGAGGCTTCATTGGGAGGAATTCCTGGAAACAATCCCTATGCGGGTGCTACCGGTGATACCGCGACCCTTCGACGCGGGATTGCGGGACGTACATTCATCCTAGGGTGTTTCATGTCGGAATCTAGATCCACAGATGCTCAACGCGATTCCATGATCTTTCGGGAGGCGGCGATCATTGATGGTCCCACCGGAAACGGACATGAGACCGCAACCAACTCAGCAGCTGCCGCTGTTTTGACCGGATCAAAACCGATCATCCGAGGCGTCCTGATGACACCTTCTGGCGTGATCGCAGCGTTATCGGGAGCCTCCCACAAAAACAACACACCCCTGACATCCTCAGCTGCAGCCCGGACGTCCGCAACTACTGACCTGGATGCCAATGGCGGCATCATGACTTTTGCGGTGGCTCATTTTGATGGTGCTGTTGGGGGTCCACACGACGCTCTTTGCGGGGGTGGGGGTGTGGGAGATGTTAACATTACAGAAAATGGCGGGGAAGCTTTCGTGCTCCTGCTCAATGGACATGATGCCACAGTCGAGTATCCTTCCGTGATTACATGTTCGTTTGACTACACCCATCCTTCTCATTTTGCGACAGCATTGAACACTGATCCGGCTGATTTCGAGAAGAAGGGACACTATCTGTATGCTCATTGGGACATCGATCCTTCATTTGCTGTCATTACCGGGTCAAACTCAACACTATCGGGTACCGGGGTGGGAAATGGGTCGAAGGTCGGCACCGGCGCCGGCGGTGACTTCAATCCGAAACCGATTGGGCGTGATATTGCTTTCGTGGTGACTGCATCCATAGGTCATAATAGTGGCACAGCCACAATTGATACCGGTGCTGAGGCAGACCAACGTGCCGGAATTCCCAATTTCGATAATTTCCAGGACCGCTATCGCGACGCTTTCTCTCCATGGGTGACATCTCAAAAATTTGGTGGTGAGCACAGAAATCTTTTTCGGATCTATGCTCTTTCCGATGGGGTCGGTAACTATGATCCGACCGCCGCAGACCTCCCGCCGGAGAGAATAAAAATCAGCGTTTTAAATATCAAGAAGTCCGAGAGCACTAAAGAGGGTCAAGAGTATGGAACG